TTGTGGATTCGGCGATGTCAGAGGAGACGTGTCATGCGTGTACGTACAACCAACGGCGGTAAGTCAGAGTGCTCTACTCACCATTATTACTATCATACAAACGACGGCGGTACCCACCATGAGATTGGTACAATCTTGTGGCAGTGGTCCCACGGCGGAGGTACGATAGCTGATGTGGCGGAGAGGGCGTATCTGACTACCAAAAAAGGTACTAGGGTGGAAGCAATGAAACCCTGTACCCACGAGCAGTGGGTCGCATTTTGCGACCAAGGGACCCATGACGTTTACATTGATCAGGGATACGCGAAAGCGCACCTGAGCGGCGGATCGACAATGTCGGTTCTCTACAGTGTAAATAACATGGACGTTGGGCTTAAGTTCCTCGCAAAAGTTTTGACTGCGGTTAACGCTCGAGCCTTCAATTACGGCCATTATGACCGTTGGCAGAGCACTAAACCCAGTTTGACTACGCGAGCGAACTTGGCTGTTTTCCTCTATGAGCTGCGTGATATTAAACGCATGTTTGAGGTTTTTCCTCGACGGCATTTTTCTTGCCGCGATTGGAAAGAAGTAGTTTACTACTTCAACAACCAGCACCTGAATTACAATTTCGGGTGGAAGCCCTTCCTCAAGGACATACATCATGCCCTTGAGGCGCTAAAGTCGCTCGACAGCCGGATTAAAGCTTTTGTTCGTGGCTCTAATTCCGACTTGACGCGACATGCGGCGAGTTCTCCTGAGGACCTATCTCAAGTTTATGAGGAGTCCTTCTCGAATTGGTGGCGGGTTAGATATACGATTGCTGGGACCATACAACGTCGTTCGACGTTTATGTACCAGTATCTCGTCCCGAATTACCGCCTTGACGAGCTTCGGTGGAGAGCCCTTTTGGATTCATTAGGTGCGAACCTGACAGTTGCGAACGTCTGGAGGGTTATTCCCTTCACGTTTGTTATAGACTGGATGGTGAACATCAGTCGCTTTCTCGATACCTTCAGTGAAGATTGGGTCACACCTGAGTTACTTTTTACTCAAGCGTGCTGGTCCATGAAGGCTGAGGCAAGTATCGACGTGACAATTCTGAATCCACCCAATCGTGGTGAATCGCTTCCCGTTGGTAACATGCAGTACGTTGGCTTTAGGCGCGGGATCGGTATACCTCAATTTCAGTGTACCGACCAATCTCTTAATGCGGACAAAATCCGCCTTCTGGCATCACTAGGTGCGTCCCTCATCTTAAAATGAGGTTTACGCAAAGCTTTACCAAAAGCGCGAACAACTAAAGGAGAATTAAATGGCATTAGCAGACATTACCCTCAACGATGGCGCAGCAACTCCTGTGGCTCATGTTTTTACATTCACTTCTAATGTGAATAACCGAGTTATTCGCTCGGACATGGCAGCCGCACTCGAGACACCGCTCTCCATGACGCACGCACATTCAGAAACAAAGAAGAATGGCGTTGCGGTGAAGAGTCACCTCGTGAGATTCGACATGGGCATTTTGGACGCTGATGGGGTCAACACCTACTCCGCTAACGCGAGAGTAATGGTTGATTTTCCCACACTCGTCTACTCTGATGCAGCGGCGAAAAACCTTGCCGCCTTTATCAGAAACTACCTCTCAGAGAGCGTTATGGTTGCTTTCTGTAAGGGCTCAGTCGGATAAGTCTACTGATGTGCTCCCAAGGAAGGTTTTGGTAACATGTTTGCCTCCCTGGAAGAGCCTTGGTATCTCCCGACCCTCCGAGAATTGCTCTTGGAGGATTGCACGCGTGTTGCGGGGATATCTCCTCGACATGTGATTCGGGACATTCAAACCCTAAATCGCAGGGTAGCTGCTGAAGGAGAGTCTTTCTTAACGAAAACTCTCCCTGCTTTTTGCAAGGCTTTTGACCTTGCTCTCCAATCAAAGATTCCTCTACGTACGCGAGCTTTTAAAAAGGCTCGTGGCACGGCGCGACCCCAATTCCTTGGGGCGTTACTACAGAGAATCTTTGACGACAGAGGCTACCTACTGTGCAACCCTTGCGTTGTCTCGATACGCCTTGTTCGGCAGATATCGGGATGGTTCAAGAAAGTGGAGAAAGGTTTTACAGATGAGTCTGTTCGCGAAGCTGTTAACGACTTTGTTAGTGTCGATAATAGTCTGCCTGATCCCACCAGAAAGATGGGATCAAGCGCTGTGGCTGTTGCAAAAGCTCTCATCGAGTCGATTATTCGGGGTTTACCCGATATAACTCAATGGAAGCCCAAGCACGGCCCCGGTAGTGTGCACTGCGATACTTCCCCTATTGGGAAGAGATTGGGCTGGAGGCAGTATACTGATTTGATATCGGTATTTCGGTCTTCGGCCTATTTCTTCTTGAAGAGGACTCCGCAGTTTCGACACAAGTGGTATGCAATGAGGACCCAATATGGGCTCTCAAAGTTTTCACTTGTCGAGAAAGATTCAGGCGGTCCCAGGACGATTGGCCTTGAACCTGCTGAGTATATGTGGTGTCAACAGGCTCTTAAAGGAGCTCTGTACCGCCACGTGGAAAAGCACAAAATTACTAAGGGCCGCGTCAATTTTACTGATCAGTCCATTAACCAGCGGAAAGCCGCTGAGTGGAGTGATTGGGAGACTTTAGACATGTCTAAGGCCTCGGACCGTGTGTCTCTAAGCTTGGTGCGGACGCTGTTCGAAAAGACAGCTATCATGCCAGCCTTGGAGGCGTGTAGAACCCCTGGTACTCTGCTCCCTGATGGTCGCGTCTTGTTTTATCGCAAGTTTGCGCCAATGGGTTCAGCGGTGTGCTTTCCAATCGAGGCGCTATGTTTCTATGCGCTCGCTTGTGCTGCACTCCATTTACAGGGGATGCCTCTCCACTTAGCTACGCGTTCCGTCTACGTATACGGGGACGACTTGATAGTTCCGCGTGGATACTATCCCGGTTTAAGGGATGTGTTCGAAGCATGTTCCCTCAAGTTTAATGAGGACAAGTGCTGCATTCACGGTAAGTTTCGTGAAACATGTGGCGCCGACATGTTTGATGGAAACGATGTTTCCATCACACGGCTCAAGAAAGCCTATCCGAACGTAGAAGACCCTCCCACTTTTATACCCTTGATCAAGCATGCTAATCGCTTGTTTATCAATGGGTACTGGTCTGCAGCACGTTCTTTTCGGGTCTTAGTACAGCAGCGCTTTCCTGGCGTCACCGGGTGCAGATCTGGTGATTTCTGGAAGCGTATACCTGTGCATAATACCGAGGACGTGCCTATTCTCTCGTGGCTAGATTCTAGCCATACTACGCTCCGTTTGATTTCCAAATCAAACGGGATGGATTTTGTGAGGGGATGGGTTTTCGAACCAACAATGGTTCGGGCGCCTGCTGCAGGTGAGGAGTTTTACCTCCGTGAATCCTTAGCTCACGGGGGTCCAGTTGGCGAATTTTTAACGCCAAAGGGTGGGAAGGAGGCACGATTCCTGTCAAGGCGGTTTTCCGGGAGCGTGAAATTGCGTACGCTCTCTGTATTAGCGGAAACCGCCTGGAATCGTGGTGATGGGATCGAATTTCATCCTTGAAATTCAATCAGCGAG